ATATTAAATATAAAGAAGCTACAAAACTATGTACATCTTATGGTGATTCTTTCTTTAGGAATTTAGCATCTGATGGTAAAATACACACTAACTTTCATCAAATACTTGATACAGGCCGTGTAAGCTCTTCTAAACCTAATATGCAGCAAATACCTGCAGATAATCAGTTTAGAAATTGTTTTACAGCTCCAGAAGGATGGAAGTTTGTAAGTAGTGATTATTCTAGTCAAGAGTTAAATGTTATTGCATTTGGATCTAAAGATCCTGTATGGATAAAAGCTTTAGAAAACAATGAAGATTTACATTCAACATGTGCTGAATTAGTATATGGTGATGAATGGATAAATAACGCAGAAGATAATTGTGTTTATATGAAGCGTAAAGCTAAATGTAATTGTCCTATGCATAAAAAACTTAGAACAAATGTTAAAACTATTAATTTTGGCCTGGCTTATGGTATGGGTCCTAATAAACTTGCTGGCACTCTTAATATATCTATGGAACAAGCTAAACAATTAATTGAAAAGTATTTTACTGCTTTTCCTTCAATCAAAGGCTTTTTAGATAGATTAGGAAATTTTGGTAAAAAGTTTGGATATATTAAAACATTTCCACCTTTTAATAGAAAAAGATGGTTTGTTAATTGGTATCCAAAGATTTGGAACAACAAATCATCTATGATAGAATTAGGAAGTATTGAAAGAGCTAGTAAAAACACGCCTATTCAAGGCGCTTCTGCAGATATGACTAAGTTAGCGTTAGTTTTAATTAGAAATTATATAAATATGACAAAAGCACCTGTTAAAATGGTTATGACTGTTCATGATCAAATTGACACAATATGTAGATATGATTATATAGATGAATGGACAATTAAAATGAAAGAACTTATGGAATTAGCTGCAAATACTATAGTAACAAACGGATTATTAACCGCTGAGGTCACTGTTAGTGATTGTTGGCAAAAATAATATATTATGAAAACTTTAATTAAAATACCAGTTTATCATTATGAAAACGATAAAGGACATATTATTATAGATAATGAATCTATAAGAGCTGAGCTCGAATATGAGTTAAAACGTTTATATCTTGAGACTAAACCAGGTAGAAAAGAAAATATGAATAATCTTTTAAAAAATGAGAAAAATGAGAAAAATCAAACAAACACAAGTAGATTCTTACAACGAATTAAAAGAATCTGGCACTATGTCACAAAGACAAAACCAAGTTTATAAGGCTTTAGATGCCCAAGGTATGGCTACTAATAGAATGATAGCTAAACATTTAGGTTGGGATATAAACCGTGTAACAGGTAGAGTAACTGAACTTGTTAATTTAGGTAAGATTACTGCTAATGGGACATATTTAGATAAAGAAACAAACAGAACTGTAACATTATGGAAATGCTCAAAATGATTAATTTAAATAAAACGAAAGATGCGGAACAAAGAAAAGCTCTCAATCTCTGGGCTCTTAATAGTTACAATGGAAGTATCATTGCTGGTACTGGGTTTGGTAAGTCTAGGTGTGGTGTTACTGCTTGTAATCATACCTTATCTAATAA